CTTTGGGAACTTAGCCCGAATTTCTTCGATGACTACATCTAATATTTTGAATACCTTTTCGATAGTCTGTGGTTTAAAATACAATAGCTCCGTATAGCTCCAAGCAAGACCAGAAAAGAGACCCAGACAGCGTTTGTCCAATTTGTCAGATGGTGAGAGATTTGTATGATAGCAAGAATCCAGAGAACATAAAGCTGGCCAATGAAATGCGAGCCAAAGTTCAATATATGATGAATGTCGTCGACCGTTCGGATGGACAAATAAAAGTCTATAACGCCCCACAGTCTGTTTTCTATGATATTTTAGGCATCTTCTCATATCCTGAATACTTTAAGACGCTCGTCGATCCAGAAGAAGGAGTTGATATTGTGCTCAGCAAGCGTGTCAATCCTAAAAACAGAAGGAATGTCAAGTATTCAGTGATGCCAGCAGGAAGGAATACCCCAATTGGCATTGAGGGCTGGAAGGAAAAGTGTGTGGACTTGAATACTTTGGTTAAGAGATATAGCTATGAGGAGCTGTCAGCTGCTCTATCTGGTGTGACTCTTGTGAAGGAGACTGAAGAGGCTGAGGCTGAGAGTGAAAGTAAAAGTGAAAAAGTTGAAAATGAGATTGAAGAGGTTGGGCTGATTGACAAGACAGTAGAGGCCAAAGTAGAGGCTGAAGAAGAGGAGAAGCAAAAGGAAGCTGAGGAAAAGGCTGAGTCAAGAGCTAAACCTAAATGTTTTGGAACTTTTGATGGGAGTAGCTCTTGCCAGATTTGCCCGGTGAAGGATGAGTGCAAGTTGAAAAGCCAGCCTAAGGAAATGCCGAAAAGCACAGAAAGCACAGTAGACATTAAAGAGAGAATTATGAGGAAGCTTAGAGATGCACAAAAGAAATCCTAAGCATTCACTTAACAATCTGGTAACATCAATAATCAAAAATGTAGAAGAAAAACTTGATAGCGGGTCAGTTAGGAAGTTAAAGAAAGTTGAGTTTATCAGTACTGGTGTGAGAGCAATTGACTGGGCGTTGGGTGGAGGCATACCAATTGGGCGGCTAAGTGAGTTTTTTGGCGACTTCAGCACAGGCAAGACCCTCATTGGGATGCAGTTTCTTAGGGAGGTCCAAAAAAGAGGTGGCATTGCTGTATTTTTAGACAGCGAGAGTAGTTTTTCAGAGAATATGGCAGAAAACATAGGCTTGGACTATACGGAGCTATTGTATTTTAAACCACAGACTATCGAAAAGGTATTCAAAATATTAGATGTAGTCATCGAAGAAATTCGGGCTAAGTTCCCAAAGGGATTGGTAGGTGTAGTTTGGGACAGCATAGCAGCCACGACCAGCGAAGAGGAAATGAACCAGGGTGTTGGCTTTCAGGAAATGGGGATTAGAGCTCGGTTAATTAGCCAAGGGCTCAGGAGGCTGATGATAAATATTTCTGATAAAAATGTAGCTTTGATGTTCATTAACCAGCTAAGACAGAAAATTGGGGTTGCATATGGTAAGACTTGGGTTACCGCTGGAGGTAAGGCCCCAGAGTTTCACAGTAGCATTAGGGTATTACTGAAAAGTGGCAATAAAATCAAGGATGAAAAAGGAAAAGTGATTGGCCAATACGGTAAATTGGAAGTGGTGAAAAACAAAGTTGCTCCGCCGTTTAGAGAAGTGGAGTTTGAAATGTATTATGATTCTGGTATTCCAGAATATGGAGGATTGCTTGAGCTTTTACATCGTGAAGGAGTTGTAGAAAACAAAGGTGGATGGTGGTATTTTAAGGATAAAGAAGACCAGAAATTTAGGAGAAAGGATTTCCCGAAGTTTATACAGCAGAATTTGGCCTTACTGGATGAGGTGCTGAAGTGAGAAGAAAGAAGGTTGATAGGTCTAAGATCGCTAAGTATAATCGGATTAAAGGCAGCAATTATGAACGAAGGATTTGTAGATTGCTGTCAGAATGGTGGGGCGAGCCAATTTACAGAACTCCATCGAGCGGTGGGTCTCACTGGAAAGGTGATGGTGTGGCTATGGATCCTGGCTTTCCTTTTCACATTGAATGTAAAAATAGACAAAGCTGGCAGTTTGAAGATTTGTTTAAAGTTAAAGGTGAGCTGTTGAAATATTGGGAACAATGTGAAAAGGACGCTTTAGAGAGTAGTAAAATCCCATTGCTAATCTTTACGAAGAACTACCGTCCAGATTTTTATATGATGTCCTGTGAGGATGTAGTGAAAATTGAAGATTTTTGTAATCGCTTGAAGGGAAGGCGGATATACTTTGAGCGCACTGACGAAGCTGGTAGAAAAAAGGAGAAGTTTGTTATTGGCTTGCTGCCGGATTTGTTCGATAGCTGGTCAGCTGATATGCTAAAGATTTATGTCGAGGAGAAATGAAAAAATGTTAAGTAATAAGAAAGAAGAAGACAATAGAGCAAGAAAGCCTAAATTTAAGCAAGTAGGCAGGACCGAAAGCGGCAAAGCTATTTACAGGAATATGAATACAGGGACGCTGGCAGTTGAAGAAGATTATGAGAGGCTGGTTGAGGCTGATGAAGAAGACTTGAAAGGAGCTGAGCTGTGGGAATGAAGATAATACTATGTCTGCTATTTTTGCTAATAGGCTATATGGCAGGAGTGCTGGCTGTTTTTCATTTACTGAGGAGGAAAAGAACAATTGAGAGTTGCGATTGGGTTTACATGGCGATTAAAAAAGATGAAATTGAGGCCGAGGACTTAAGTGAAGGTGCTTATAATGGCTATGAAGGAGGTTAAATGATGAGATTTATAGCAGCTGCAGACTTGCATTGTCATAATTATACCCAGTTTGCTAAGATTGTCAACGGACTAAATAGCAGGCTGCTGGATTGTTTGAGCGTTCTGGATGAGATTAAGGAATACATGGTGAATAATGATATTAAAGCGTTCCTTTTTTTGGGAGACTTGTTCAATAGTAGGACGAAGATATCGATAGAGATTTATCACCTTGTGTATGAAGCGATTAAACAGATTAATCAGATTGGTGCTGAGATCCATCTTTTAGTTGGTAATCATGACCAGTTTCTCAAAAAAGGCGTTTATCATTCTGTTAGACCTTTCAGTGATATCGCTCATGTAATTGATTGTCCAGAGAAATTCTATCTGGGTGATGAAAGGTTGCCAGTTTATGCTATTCCTTATATCGAGAGCTTGAAAGCAAGGACAGAAGCTATTAAAAGCTTAATAGGTGAAAAGCAGGAGAGGCAAGGTATATTGATAGCTCATACAGGAGTAGCAGGTGCAAAGGTTAGCAGTTTGTCTGAATATGTGCTGAAAGATGAAGTCGAGATGAAGGACTTGCATCCAGAGCTTTTTGATGCGGTCTTGCTGGGACACTATCATAAGGGCCAATATTTGGCTGATAATGTTTTGTATGTAGGCTCACCATTGCAGCTGAACTTTGGTGAGAGAGGGGATAAAAAAGGTTTTTGGGATATCAAGATTGACGGTTCAGGCTTTGAGGCAAATATGGTTGAATCACACGCTCCCAAGTTTGTGCTAATCGATGGCAGTGAGGATGAGGGTGAGCTGGAGATAAGAGGCAATTATGTAAAAGTAGTCTTACCAGAATCTGATGATTTGGAAGTGAAGGAAATTAAAAATGCGTTGCTGGAACTTGGAGCTAAGGCATAATAATAAATAGGCAAGCTAAAGTTGAAGTAAAAAAAAGAGCCGAAAACATCAAATTAGGGATGAGGTTGGAGGATATGATGGCTGAATATGTAAGATTAGTCAAAACATCATTAAATAAGGACAAATTGATTGAAATTGGTAAGGAGCTGATAAATGCAAATAGAAAAAGTTAAAATTCAGAATTTTTTGAGTTACAGGAATCAGGAATTCAATATTGGCAAACACAAGTTCTGCTTAATCCTGGGTAGCAATGAGGATTCATCCAGTGCTGATAGCAATGGAGCGGGCAAATCTGCTATATTTGAAGCAATTTGCTGGTGTCTGTTTGGCAGGACTGTCAGAGGGGCTGCATATGATGAAGTGATTAATAATGAGGCTAAGGGTAATTGTAAGGTGACAGTGAGTCTGAGAGAAGGTCCTACAGAATATAGGATTATTCGAACCAGGAAGACTCGTGAAGGAAATGCGTTGCTGGTTTTTCAAAATGACAAAGAGATTACCAAGTCATCTGTTTCAGAAACTGAAAAGCTAATAGAACAGATTGTGGGAATGAATTATCAGATTTTTGTGAACTCAATTGTGTTCCCACAAGGCTCTGTGCGGTTTTTTGCTGCCTTAACGGATAAAGAACAGAAAGCGATTCTTGAGAAAGTCTTGGGGCTGGAAGATTTTTCAGTATATCAAGCTGCTGCTAAGCAACAAGTCAATGTGTATGAAAATGAGTGTGCAAAGTTATTGAGCCATATTGAAACTCTGAAAGAACAGGTTGTAGAATTGGAGAGCAGGTTGCAGAATTTAAAAAATGATGAGCAGAGATGGAGCCAAGAACAATATTCAAAAATAATGAAAAAGGAAAAGGAGATTAGTGACCTTGAAAAGGCTGCTAAAGAATCATCTGCTAAATTATTACAGGTAAATAAAAGTTTGCGCATTATGAAGATGAGGCTGGCAGATAAACAAACAATTGGATCACAGGTTGAACAATTAGGAGAGTTAATTGTAGAAAAAGAAAAGGATATCTCTGCTTTAAGAGCAAAGTATGATGCGTCAGATGTAGAGCGGAGTAAGTTAGAAGCCGATATTCACAAGGTAAGCACCTTGAGAAACGAGCAGAAATGTCCGTTATGCGGACAGTTATTATCTCCAGCTCAGGTAGATGACCACATTAATGAGATTAAGAAAGAGCTTGATAAGGTAAAATCTAAGATGTCAGAGATTGATGCTTTAATAAGATCTTCAGAATCGCAGTTGTCAAAGCTGAAAGAGGAGCTCAAGGCTGAGAGGAACAAGCTGAGTGAGTATGAGCGGCTTGAAAAACTGTATGTAAGTCGTAGATATGAACTGAAAGAGATTGAGTATTGGCAGCAGAATTATCGAAAAGAAATTACAAGATTGAAAGAAGAGATTAAACAAATTAAGCAGCAGAGGAATCCTTACAGCCACTTGGCAAAGCAGCTGGAGCAACAGCTGAAGGGGAAAAAATCAGGAATAGAAGAACTAAAACAAAGATACAAAAAGGTGTCAGAGGATTTATCATATTACGAGTTTTGGGTTGAAGGATTTAGTAATAAGGGTTTGAAAAGTTTTGTTCTTGACTCAGTGATTCCTTATATGAATGAAAAAGCTAATTATTATAGTCGCATATTAACAGATGGCGCCATTCAGATTAATTTTCATACTCAGACTAAATTGAAGTCTGGGCAGATGAGAGAAAAGTTTGGTGTCGAAGTAAATTGTGAAGAGGGAGGTGATTATTATGATAATTTAAGTGGCGGTGAAAAGAGAAAAGTTGACTTAGCTATATTGATGACTTTGAGGGACTTGGTGAAAAATAGAGCTACAAAGGAGTTTGATATTTTATTCTGTGATGAGATATTTGACACTCTGGATGAAAGTGGAATTGAAAGGGCTATTGAATTGCTGAGGCTGGAGTCTCGGAGCGGCTGTAAGATATTTATTATCTCCCACGATGAAGGGATGAAGGAGTTTTTTGACGATGTGATTACTGTAAAAAAGAAAAATAGGGAGAGTGTGATTTATGAAAACGAAGATTGAATTTAATGGTAGGTTTAAACACAAGGTCGCAGCAGGTGTGGATGAAGTGAATTATTGCACCAGTTTGGCTGGTGATTGTGTGGTGGCTGCAGTTTGGCTTCCTTTAGATGAAAAGGACAGGATTGAAGGAATTGATGATAGCAAGAAATTGACTCCAGAGAAAAGAATTAGCTTATTTGCACAAATAACGAAAAAAGGGTTGGTGGCAGTGGTTCCTGCAACTGTGAACTTAATTAATAATATCGGCCTGTATCATTCAAGGACTTGGGCAGTGGCTATGGCAATGGAGATGTTATATAAAATAGCTCTTACAAAAGGGAAAGTAATTAAGAGGTTTCTGATTGATGGCAAGAAGTTTGCTAATCATACGGACATACCTGATAGCAAGCTGATGTTTATCGTCGATGGGGATGAACGGTCATATTTGATAGGCGCTGCCAGCATTGTGGCTAAGGTGTATGTGGATGCGTTATTTGAAGGCTGGAATAGGAATTGGCCAGGATATGGACTGAATCATAATCACGGCAGCCTTAGCACTGAGCATAGGTTGGCATTGAAGTCGAGAGGTCTGTCGCCTGTTCATCGGGCCGGTTATGCTAAAGGTTGGTGGGAAAAGATTTTGGGCACTGAGCAAGGGCAGTTTAGTGCCAATAAAGGAGAGAGCAGAAATGAAAAAGATAAAAAACCCAGATACAAATAGAATTTATCATGTTTGGCATTATTGTAAGAAGTGTGGAAAGGCTCTTATGCATTCTACTGCAGTATTGCACGAGCATGTGAAACTTTGTAAGCATAGCCCTCAAGATCTCCTTACATTCAGCACGCAAGTAAATGAAGTTTGGATATCAGAGGAAGGCGGAGTTAAGGTGAGAGAAGATGAAACTTGATGTGATTTATAATGAAGATTGTTTGGAGGGGATGAAAAGATTGCCCAATGAGAGCATTGATTTGGTCTGTACCGATCCTCCATACGGAGTGCTGGGAGAAAGACAAAAATGGGATAATGTCGATATATGGGAGTTTACTAATGAATGGTGGAGTCTGGTTAAGAAGAAACTTAAAGAAAATAGCGCAGTTTATTGTTTTTGGTCCCAGAAATATTTGTTAGAGGGACTACAAATTTTTAAGCCAGATAGAGTCTTGATATGGCATCATCCAAATTTGGCAAAAACAACAGATAAGACTTTTCTATGGACTTATGATCCTGTGTTTTATATTAAGTTTGGTAGGCCAGTTTTTCACGCTAATTTCGCAAAGAAGCAAAATGTGGATGTCTTCAAATATCCTAAGCCTCAGAGTAACTGGAAAGAGGTCAAATTTTGGTTTCATCCGACCTGCAAGCCATTAGAACTGGTGAAGAGGTTCATCGCTATAAGTAGTGATGTGGGCGATATAGTGCTGGATCCTTTCATCGGCTCAGGTACAACTGCAGTTGCTTGTAAGCAGCTGAGGAGGCATTATATCGGTTTTGAGATTAATCCTGAATATTGTGAAATAGCGAGGAAAAGAATTGAAAATATAGCTTGCCAGAGAGAACTGTTTCAGGAAGAATTATTTAAAAAATAAAATTTGAATTTTGGAAGGTAGGAGACTAAAATGGAAAGACTGAAATATCGCCGAGTTTCTGTTTCTATTAAGTGTGGGGATGGAGAAAGAAAGGTAAAGGCGTACGAGCTTACTCCTGCTTCCGGAGGATTAGTGGCACATAAAAGAGTAGGAAATAATAGGTGGGTTATAACCCATAAGCCTTCTGGTTTGCTCGTAAGTTATTATTCTTATGATACTTTACAAGAAGCGCTACAGAAAATAAAGCGGTTGATTGAGCTGGCTCGTGAAAGAGGCTTTAGCTGGGATGACAGTGAAGAGAAATTAAAGGGAATGGGGTCTTCTTTGGTGATGGAAGTAGAAAAAGCTCTGAGAGAATATTAAAATGGAATATGGGTAAAAAAGTTCTTTTAGCTCTCAGTAATGAAGTAGGGAGGCTAAAGTTAGAAGAACTATAAGTTTGATAAGGAGGAAAGCATGTCTATAGAAAAAGTTGTTAAGTGTGACGGCTGTGGGAGAGTGATAACAAGAACTGCAGACCGATATAAGCTTTGCCTGAAAATAGATAGATTTTGGGATGGCACTGAGTGGGAGCATAACTTGCTTCAGTTAGATTTCTGTTATACATGTGCAAGGGAGATTAAAGAGACTTTGAGAAAAATAAACTCTAAACTTTCGAAGAAAGAGGAGGACTAAGAATGGACATGACACTGAGATATGTAAGAATGTGCAAGAGAGCTAAAAAAAGACAGGAGTGGATAGAAACGAAAGACTGAAACTAAATAAATTAGGAGGTCAAAATAGGAGATTAGAATGGGAATAAAAGTTTTTCATCATTTAACCAGAAAGGTAGGCCAGACAGCAAGACGCATTGTCTGTTCCTTTCTTGATTTGTTTATGCATTCTCAGGTAAAAGAAGCGAAAGATATAATTGACAGCCTTCAGCATCAGGATTATGTTTTCTCATCAAGAATAGCAGAAGACAGTAAGGTATTTATATTGCGAGTAAAAGATAAGAGGAACGGTTCCTATTGCGAATACTGCTTTTCCCTTGCGGCACTTAAGTATCTGAGGCCTTTGAGAGAAGTATTATTGGGAATGGCAGAGAAACTGGTTAAGGAGCTCGAAGCAAAGAAAGAAAAATTCCCAAAGTTTGTAAAGGAAAGTTAAAAAAGGAACAAAAAGGAAAAGAGTGGGTAAAAAACTCCAAATTTCTCAGTTTTTCTCTTGTCACATCCCCGTCATCCCAACGCACTGTGACTTCTACGGGATTACAAATAATTCCTTTTCTGCCATTTTTGATAACCCGTTTATAATGCAATTCATCTTTCATTTACCCCTCCTTTGTACTTCCAGTTTTTTAAGGAAAATCTCGATGGGTGTGCAAAAAGGAAGGAAGAAATGTTCACCAAAACCGAGAAAAAATTAGCCCCAGAAGTTTATAGGGCTATCAAGAGAATCGCTCAGGCTAAGGGTAAAGAGTGGGAGTGGGAGCCAGAGATAGGAGACTTCTTCTTGATTGGTAAGGAGATGGGTATCGTAGTGGATGAGGATTGGGTAAGCCTCCACACCTTTAAAGGAATATACATTGAGCCGAAGGAGAAGCGAGGAGTGGTTAATATATTCTATATTGAGAAGGTTGTTCCTGTTCTCCACTGGGAGAAACTGGAGAAGATTATGAATTCTTTGGGCTATTGTTTAATTTTAGAGCTAATAGAAATGTATGATATAGATATGTATGATAGTGGGTTTCAAGCGGTATTCTGGGAAAAACTTAGTAAGAAGGATAATTTATGTTGTTTGCCTGTATGCAAAACTCGTCAAGAAGCAGTAATGCAAGCAATTATCAAGTCAAAAACAAAGCGATAGAGAAATGCATTGTCCGAAACGCGAAAAAAGAAAGGAGGAAAAATGAAAATTGAAGAGACTAAAATTATCATTGAGGACAAAGAAATTCCATTGCTGGATGTTATAGCGTATGTGCGGAAAGAAATTAAAACATTTCCTGATAGCAGTGACGAGCAAATTGGGAGAAATATTCTTTTCTGTGCAAGGCAATGGGAGAAGATGAAAAAGGAGGCTAAAATAGCTAAGTAAGGTGAAGAATGGAGGAGAACATGAAAGTAGCCATCAACAGATGTTAAAGGGATTATTTGTAATCCTGTAGAAGTCACAGTGCGTTGGGATGACGGGGATGTGACGAGAGAAAAATTGAGAGATTTGGAATTTCTTGAGAAAGATACTTGCCAGAGTGAAAAAGAAAGAAGAACAATAGTGCATAAATATCTTCAGTCTATGGAAATTTGAGCATCCGGGGATGAGCGGACAGAAGTGGTTGATTTTTGGCGGTTTTTGGATTTGGTCTGCTGGTAACAGTTTGCAGGTTTGGAATGAAGTCGATTTTGACTATTAAAGAAGAGGTAGATGCTGCAGATGGAGAAAATTCAATTCTATGATAAGAAACACAAGAAGTTGCGCACAATTATTATTAAGAATTTTTCTGAGCTGGACATTGATGATGTTGAGGGTGAGGCTAAACCAATTGATGAGGTAGTTGCTGAAAAGCTGGAAAAGTCTGAAAAAGAACCAGATTGGGATTCAGCTCAGCTTAATTTGCTGTTTAAAATTAGGAATCAACTAAGAGGACTGGATGGTTTAATCATTTATTTGAGATATTTTAGAGGAATGTCTCAATCAAAGATTGCCAGATTCCTTGGCTGCAGTCAGTATTATGTGTTTACCCGGTTGAGAGCAATCAAGGTGATAATAAAAGAAAGTCCAGAATGCCGAAGGCTGTGGGAGGAGCTTGAAAATGGAGGATTTAGAGCACATTGAAGCATTTGAATATTATTATGCTTTGGGTCAGGATCGTAGTCTAAAAAAAGTAGCAGAAAAATTTGGCGTGCCTTACAAGAAGGTATGCGGCTGGAGCCAGCGATATAAGTGGAAAGAAAAAATAGAAAAAAGAAATGCTAAAATTGCCAATAAGCTGGCTGAACGCACTGATGATTATATCGTTAAACAGAGGGACAAGGCAGTAAAAGAAATCAAAAGTTCCTTGAGACTGGTGGAAAAATTAATCAAGAACGCTAAGAAGAAGTTTAAAAGGGGAGAGCTGAATGTAAATGCGATTCATGAGGTTAGGCAGCTGGTGGATAGTCAGGAGCGGTTAATCAGGACTCTGTTTTATCTATTAGGAGAGCCGACTGAAAGGACTGAGCAAAAAATTACATTGCAACAGGTGTTAGAAGATGTCAATAGTAAGAAAGCCTCGGACCAAGAAAAGCAGCTCCTCAATGATTTTCTCCAGAGATACTCCAGAGATGCGATTTATCAACGATATACTCAGAATTAAGCTCTGGAGCAAACAGGTAGAAATTGTCAACGCTCTATTTGAGCATCATTATGTAGTTGTGAGCTCTGGCCATGGAGTTGGCAAGACATTAGTTAGCGCTGCAATTGTACTGACTTTTATCGCTACCCGTCACCCATCAATAGCAATTACCACAGCACCAACATATAAACAAGTGGAGATGATACTCTGGAAACACATAAGAGATATATATGAAAAGTCGCTGATGCCACAAGTGATTGGTGGCAGGATGTTAGCATTGAGATATGAGCTTTCAAATAACCACTTTGCCGTAGGCTTGCACCCCGATGAAACAAAGCCAGAAAGTTTTCAAGGATATCATTCTCCGAATATTTTAGTAGTGCTGGATGAGTCTCCCGGAGTCAGTAAAACATTGTATGATGCGAGCCAGAGTTTGCTGACATCTAATGCGTATTTTTTACAGTTGGGAAATCCAGTCAGTAAAAATGACCATTTTTATAAAGCTTTTCAAGATCCAAGGTATTATAAAATTCATATCAGCTGTTTTGACAGTCCGAATGTGAGTGGTAAAGAGCCGCCGATTCCCGGCTTGGTTGAAAAACAATGGATAGAAAGCAGAAGGTTAGAATGGGGAGAAGACTCTATACTGTGGAAGACTAAAGTATTGGGAGAATTTCCAGAAGAAGACACAGAATATGGCATACCTTTGAACTGGATAGAATTAGCTTTTGAGAGGTGATTGAATGAGAGTGATGGGCTGTGACATAGCCAGATTGGGCAATGACCAATCAGTATTTTGTGTGTGTAATCATGAAAATGGCATGTATGTGGTAGAAGGTTTTGAGGAATATAGCAAAACTAAGACGAATGAACTGACTGACCTGATAGAAGCGAGCTTCAGAAACTGGCGTCCGGTATTTGTGAGTATAGATGCAATTGGTATTGGGGCTGGGGTTGCTGATAATCTTGAGGAAAGAATGATTCCGTTGTTCAGGGTGGTTGGAGGAGCTAAAGCTTTCCGACCCAAGGAGTTTAAGGATCTGAGATCTGAGCTATATTGGAGGCTGAGACAGGCATTTGAGAAGAGAGCGATTAAGTTTATAAATGTGACACCTGAGCAGCGAGATAGAATCATATTGGAATTAAGCAGTATCAGATATTATTATGCTCGCTCTGGACAGATTAAATTTGAGACTAAGGAAGAGATTATCAAAAGGATAGGCAAGTCTCCCGATTATGCGGATGCTTTAGCTTATACGATGGTGGGAGAGCAAGAGTGGCTGAATGCAGGCACTGGCATTGGTCAGGACTTGGCAATAGATTATGGTGAAGTAGAGCAATATAGGAAAGGGACATGGTCAGCTGCAGATGAAGGCAAAGACTTTTATAGTCCAGAAGATGGACATTTTGGTGATGTGCCAGTCCTTGGCTAATAGGGGGTAGAAATGAAATTTGAAGAGATGAATGATTTGAATCTATCTGATTGGCGTAATTTAGAGCATATTAAAACTGAATCATTGTGGGTTGGTAATTTTGAAACTTTAAGAACAAAAGAATTTGGCTCTAATTCATTTCATGGCAGATTTATTCCAGAGATTCCTTATCAGATGATGTTAAGATATACAAAGAAAGGAGAAGCGGTGTGGGATTGCTTTGCAGGAAGCGGAACAACGATAGATGTGGGGAAATTTCTTGGCAGAAAAGTATATGCTAATGATATTAAAAGTGTTAGACCAGATATAATTGAAGCAGATTCTCGTATTTGGCGGCCTCCTGAAAAGGTCCAATTGATTATCATGCATCCTCCTTACTGGAATATTATTAAGTTCTCAGATAATGATAAAGATTTAAGCAATGCGAAGAGTCTTTCAGAGTTTTGTAATGGTTTTGAAGAGATTGTGGCTAATGTTTCTGAATGTCTGTGTGATGAGAGAATGTTAATTTTAGTTATATCAGATGTATATTGCAAAGGTGAGCAGATTCCTTTAGATTTCTGCTGTTATTCAATTCTGATTAAATATGGTTATAAATTGAAGGGTAGAATTGTAAAGGATTTTGGTGAGACCAAAGGGTCTGCCAAGACAAACGCCCGTTTGAAAAATTTGTGGAGATATCGTAGGCTAAAACTTGGATTGTGGGAGCTGGGACTTGATTTTATATTGGTATTTCAGAAATCAAGATCTAAGTTTTTAAAAATCTTAAGAGGTGATTAATTTGGGATTAAAAGAGTGGTTAGAAACAAAGTTACCTTTCAGAAGGGCCAAATATGGCCAAGTGGATGTCAGCTTGGGCAGTTATGTCTACAGAAAGGGTAAGGAATGGAAAGCTCCTGAAGACAGAATTGCTGTTTATGAAAAAGCTTGGAATTACTATTTGGAGAATCAGTTTGCCAGGCCGATTATCAACTTGACGGCTTCGGCAACTTTTGGAAAAGGTATCCAGTTTGTGGGAAACAATGAACAGGTTCAGTATGCCAGAGAGCTCATTAAGCAATTGGATCTATTCCAAGTTGGGATAGAATCAGGTATTTATGGTGATAACTTTATCAGGATATTCCACGACGAGGACGATGTGAATCACTTTGAAATAGCTTTGCTGCCACCTAAAACAATTGCGAAAGTAGTTGATGAGGACAATGTCAATGAAGTGAAATATTATGTTCAGCAGTTTCCTCAGATTACTAATGAGGTAGATCCACAAGGCGAAAAAATCCCACCGGAGGAAATGGTTCACATAATGGTAAATGCAGTCAGTGATAGCTTGTATGGCAATAGCGACTTGTATCACTTGTTTTATCATTTGGATATGTATGATTCTTTGGTGGAAGAGGCTGACAAAAGGAGATTATTTGCCAGCCAGCCAATTGGAAAGTTCATAGGAATCGACTTAAGGTATAGAGAGATACTGAAGAGAAGGATGGCTAAGCTGAACAGAGATGTAGATACTGATAAAGGTATTAG